ACCCCAGACACCCCCACCGCCCCCGAAGCCTGTTGCGATGGTGCGAGCGACCGTCAGCGGGAACCCACTCAAGGCCAGCCAGGCACGATACCTCTTGAGACTCACAGGGCGACCGTGGACTGAACACCCCACACCCCCGACCCGCGAGGAGGCCAAAGAGCTGCTCGACCTTCTAGTCGGGGCACTCCACGACGCGGCGAACAACGACAAGCTGACCGTGGCCGTCGAGCGGACTCAACTCTGGTATCCCGACTTCGGGCGTGGCGACGTGCGGCGGCACTCCGAAGGCAAGGCCAGGGCGGGGCAAGGGACTCGGCGAGCCAAGCGAGCGGCACCCAAGCCGACCGCGCCAGTCGAGTTCCGAACCGAAGTCCAAGACTACTCATGTCCCGAGCATGAGGGCGAGGCGTATCTCCTGGCCGCCCAGGAACGCCTGAGCCAGTTGAATCGGGAGTAGGAGCAACGCCAGTGTACAAAATGACCACCATTCGAGGCTACGACCTGAGCGAGGTTGTCTCTGCCCTCCAGAAGGCCATCCGACGGGGCGACGGGCGCCTGGCGGGATACTGGGCAATCGAGATGTGGGAGAGCGGATACGACGCCTATGTGTGGCGACGCCTCCTCACCACGTCAGCCGAGGATTGCTGGGGAATCCTCACCCAAGAGATCATCGCCCTTCACCAGGCATACCAGACCATCAACAAGGGCAAGAAGGAGAGGCGGGGACGCATCTTTGTGGCGAAAGCCACCCTCCTCCTCTCCCAGGCCCGCAAGTGCCGCGACGCAGACCACCTGACCAACCTAGTGTACGACGCGGCGGCGATCCCTGACGCTGAACTGGAGGCGTGGATAGACGAGGCACGCAAGAACCCCGAGTCCATCCCTGACTACGCCTTCGACGTCCACACGGCGAAGGGCAAGCGCCAGGGCAAGACCAAAGCGGACTTCTTTCGCGACGAGTTCAAGGCACTGAAACCACGGGAGCCAGGGCTGTTCGACGACCTGGCGGAGGGCTGCTGATGCGATACTCACTCAAGACCATCCGCGTGTCCCTGACCGTCGAGGAGCCCCAATTCTCCGGCAAGGTCACATCGGCGGCGGACGTGGAGCGGATCGCCCGACCCATCTTCGCCACCCTCGACGCCGACCAAGAACACCTCGTCCTCCTTGCCATGTCCTGTGGGGCGAAAGTCCTCGGCTTCAAGGTTCTCTCCAGCGGCGGGATGTCCTCTTCGATTGTGGACCCGCGAGTCGTCTTTCGGAACGCCCTCCTCTTGGGGGCGGCTTCCATCATCATCGTCCACAACCATCCGGGCGGCGACATCGAGGCGAGCGGCGCCGACCTGGCCGTAACCAAGAAAATCCACGACTGCGGCGAAATGCTCGGCTGCGCCCTTCTGGACTCGATCATCCTGGGAGAGGCCGGCCACAATAGCCTGGTCCAAACCCACCGCCAGGAATGTGGGTGGTAACACACAACAGGGAGCGGAGAGGAGACCGCGATGCTGGCAGACAAGTACCGACCCGAGGCGTGGACGGATGTGGCGGGGAATGAGAAGGCGGTGCGAACCGTCGCCCGCCTAACGATGGAGGCGGTGGAGACGCGGGAATCACTCGTGCTACTCCTGAGCGGCCCGCCAGGCGTGGGCAAATCTAGCGTGGCCGCGCTCGTGGCTAAGACCCTGGGAGCCTCTGACTTGGCCATCGAGACCGTGGCCTCGGGGGCATGTGACAGGGCGCGAGTGGAGACGATTGAACGCGAGTTCGCCCACACATCCATCTACGGGAGTGGGTGGCGCGTGGCCATCGTCGAGGAATGCGACAAGATGTCGGATGGGGCGTTCAGCCTTTTCCTGACATTGCTCGAGACGCTGCCCAACAGACGGGCGATCATCTTCACCTCCAACCTGCCGCCTGATCGACTCTACTTGGGGGGCGACGAATACCAGAGGCGGCGTTGGGGCGCGTTCCTGTCGAGATCGTACGGGATCGTCTTCACCTCGAAGGACATGGGGAAGGATGGGAAGGGGCGACCAGGACCTGGGGCAAAGAGACTGCACTGGATCACTGAGCAGGAAGGGATCAAGGGGAAGTCCCTGAGTTGGTGCGCCGACCTGGTGACGCGATGCGAGGGGAATCTGAGACAGGCGATCCACCTGGTGAAGTTGGAGGCGTGAGCGATCTGGGGAAACACCATCGAGGCGTGTCCCAACAGGGACACGCCTCTTTCCTTTGGCCCGCCCCGACGCTCCAGGAGGCCCCAGGACGTGCGGCGTGGCGGGCGTTGGAACTACACCACCTTGACCACGCCGAACGGAATTACTACTACACTATACACCCCCCCGGCACGGGTCCTCCCTGGGGGGGGGCGACCGGGGCGGCCCTTTTTATTTTGGGATTTCGCGGGCTGATGGGTGAAATTTCTGGTTTCACGTTCACTGCCCCTTCGAAGTCCTTTGACAGCGGCCATGCATGCGCTATAATGCCCGCGGGACGCGACGGGCGGCAAGTGTGGCCAGGCGAACGCAACGCGCGCGAACGGCGCGCCACCTCTCTGCGAACGCGCCCCGTGGCAAGAAACCCCGAGCGTCTCCTCCCCATGCCAACCCACCTCGCCCCCCCGCAGCTCACGCCCCATCACCTTCACCTTCCGACCAGGGGCTGACCCTCCGCCTCCTGGAGCAACTCGGCCGCGCCGAATCCCTCGCCGCCCAGCACATCCTGGCCAAGATCGCCGCCAAGCAACCCCTCACGAAAGCCGACCTCGAATCCCTCCCCCGCCTCCGCGAACTCCTCCGCAAGGGGATGGTGCCTGGCGACGCCGAGTCGCCCGCCCCGGCTCAGGAACCATCCATCGTCGCCACCGCCGAGGAGGTCGCCCGCGCCTTCGGCAAGTCCTACCGCCAGGTGATGAACTGGAAGAAGGACGAGATGCCCGTCCTCCCCGACGGCCGCTACGACCTCGACGCCATCCGCGCCTGGCGCGAGAGCCGGGCGGGCCGCGGCGGCCGCGAGCGCCGGACAGATCGAGAGGAATCCGAGTACTGGCAGGGCCAGTTCCGAAAGCTCAAGTGCCAACTGCTCGAGCAGGAGCTACGCCTCGCCTCCGGTGAACTCCTCGACCGCGGCGTCGAGGAGGCGAACACGATGGAGGTTGTGCGGAACTTCCGCGACGAGCTGCTCTCCATCCCTCCCTCCATCGCACCGCAACTCGTCGGCCTCGACGCCCTCACGATCAAGGCCGTGCTCGACGCCCGCCTGCGCGACTCCCTCAGCAACCTGGCCGCCGTCCTCGGCGCCCCAGCGGAGGAGGCCGCCCCATCCCCCTCGCCAAGCGGTTGATGCGGAAGGTCGCCGCCCGCTGGATCCGCCCGCCCCGCCGCGTCATGCCCTCGGAGTGGGTCGGCAAGAACCGCCGCCTCACCCGCGACTCCTCCCCCGAGCCCGGCCCCTTCCGCCTCGACCGCACGCCCTACTGGCGCGAACCCCTCGACAAGTTCGCCGACCCGTTCGTCCGCCAGATCACGGTGGTGAGCGCCGCGCAGGTCGGCAAGACGGATGGCCTCCTGGCCAACACGGTCGGCTACGCCGTGGACGTTGACCCCGCCCCCGGCATCTACGGCATGCCTCGCGACGCCGATATCACGTACCTTCTCCGCGAGCGCTTCAAGAAGTCGTTCCAAGCCTCTCCCGGCTTCAGCCGCCACATCAAGTCGGCCAACTGGGTCTCGATCACCGACCAGGTGATGAGCTTCGACTCGATGCCCCTCTACTTCGCCTCGGCCGCCTCGCCCGCTGCGCTCGCCTCGAAGCCCTCACGCTACGCCTGGCTCGACGAGGTGGACAAGTGGCCCCGCTTCAGCGGCCGCGAGGCCGACCCCGTCTCCCTCATCCTGGAGCGAACCAAGAACTTCCCCGACTGCAAGATCGTCCAGTGCTCGACCCCCACTCTCAAGCAGGCATACATCTGGACCCAGTTCGAGGCCAGCCAGAAACACGAGTTCTGGGTTCCCTGCCCCCACTGCGGCCGGTACCAGCTCCTGACGTGGAACCACATCAAGTTCCCCGAGACCGAGCGCGACCCCAAGCGCATCCTCGACGAGCACCTGGCCTGGGCCGAGTGCGAGCACTGCCACGGCCGCATCGTGGACGAACACAAGCCGGCCTTCCTGCTGCGCGGGAAGTGGGTCGCCGATGGCCAGACGATTGACTCCACGGGCGCCGTCGTCGGCGACCTCCCTCGCGCGAGCCACGTCGGCTACCACCTCTCGGCCATCTACTCCCCCTGGGTGACCTTCAGCCAGATCGTCGCCAAGTTCCTCGAGTCGAAAGACAAGCCCGAGCTGCTGATGAACTGGCGCAACTCCTGGATGGCCGAGCCCTGGGAGGAAAAGGGCGCCAGCCTCACCGACGAGCAGCTCCTCGTCCACGTCGGCAACTACGAGCGCGGCACCGTCCCCACCGCCGTCCAGGTGCTCACCGCCGCCGTGGACGTTCACGACGTGGGACACCCCTTCCGCCTCGTCGTCCGCGGCTGGGCCTATGCGGAGGAGTCGTTCCTCATCCTCCACGCCGACGTCGACAGTTGGCAGGGCGTGGAGAAGCTCGTCTGCCTCGACGAATACCCCCGCGTGTCGGGCGGCGAAAAGCTCAAGGTCTTCATGGCCGGGATCGACTCGCGCTACCGCACGTCCGAGGTCCACACCTTCTGCCGCCAGTGGGGCGAAATCTGCCGGCCCTGCTACGGCCAGGCAGGCTACCGCATGTCCGCCCCCTTCAAGGGAGTCACCGTTGACTACCATCCCCGCAAGGGCCGCGTCATCCGCAACGGCCTCAACATCTGGCATGTAAACGTGGACTTCTACAAAGACAAACTCTTCAGCCTACTGAGCGTCGGCCCGGGCGACCCTGGCTACTTCTGGCTCTGCTCGGGCGTCACCGATGACTATGCCAAGCAACTCGCCGGCGAGCACCGCATCCCCAAGGAGGACTCCAAGGGCCGCGTGCACATGACCTGGCAGCCGAAGTACCGCGGCGTCGAGAACCACTACCTCGATGCCGAGGTCTACGACCTGGCCATCGCCGACATGGCCGGCGCCCTCGATCTCCATCGCCTCGACGCCCCCGTGGCGGACGACGTCCCCCGCCGCCGCGGCGACGAGAGCGAGGGCTTTGTCCGCCGTGGCAGCGGATGGTGGGGCGACCGCACTTAGGAGACCTCCCTTGATGGCAGAGATCCTCCAGCCCGAAACGCGAAAGACGACCTATGGCGCCGTCTTCGTCCACGAGCACACCCTCTGCCCGCGGTGCGGGAGCGCCAACACCGAGGTGTACCGCACCATGCCGCCGCCCACGGCCGAGCAGCTCTACCGATTCCGCTATCATCGTTGCCACGCCTGCCACAAGAACTTTCGTTCCCATGAACCCTGCGCGCTTGAAGCAAGGAGCTGACGATGGACGAAGATACTGACGCTGCTGCCAAGCAACTGGCGGCCTTTGTGGAGAGTGAGAGGGTGGGAGCGCGGATCGAGAGCGCGCTCAAACTGTCGGGCATCCCGAAAGAGAAGGTGGAGGAGATCATGGAGTTGATTGCCAAAGGAGAGGAGGTTTCTGGTGAAGAAGATTGACCCCTGGACCCGCTTCCTCGGCTGGCTCGGCCAGCGCCTCACCCGGCGATGGCTCCGCCGCATGGCCCGCCTCGGCCGCTTTCCCGAGGTCGCCGCCGTCCGTATCGGCCCCTCCCGCAACGATCTCTGCCCCTGCAAGTCGGGAAAAAAGTACAAAGTCTGCTGCGGACGCCCCGCCCAGTAGTTGCTACCCGGTAGCAAGCGCCCTCTAGGAATCGGCGTGCGCGTCCTGTAGGCTGAGAGTCGACAGTGCGTCTCCTTCGCTGCCCGGCCGGCTGGCGGGCCGTCACAGGCCCGTCCCGGCCGTGAGAATCCACGATGGCCACCGCCGCAGAACTCCTCGTGCTCGTGGACGCCGCAATCGAAAGGCGGCTCAACGGCGGGGCCCTCGCCTCCTATAGCGTCGGCAACCGCAATCTCCAGTACATGAGCCTCAATGACCTCCGCGACTTCCGCCGCGAATTGCAAGAGGAGGTCGAGGCCGAGCAGACCGAGGCCGCCGGCGGCGGCATGTCCACCTATCCGAGCTTCAGGCCGAACGGATGAGCAAGCAACCCCAGGGCACCTGGCTCGACCGCGCCGTCCTCTGGCTCTCGCCCGAGCGCGGCCTCCGGCGCATGGCCGCCCGCGACGCCGCTCTCTCGCTCTACCGCGGCGCACGCTCCGACCGCCCCCGCAAAGACTGGCTCACCCTAGGCGGCTCCCCCGACGAGGACACCCTCGAGGACCTGCCCACCCTCCGCGCCCGCTCCCGCGACCTTGTGGCCAACAACTCGATGGCCCGCGCCATCATCCACGGCATCAACCGCGCCGTGGTCGGCCACGGCCTCACCCCCCAGCCGGCGATGGACAACCAGCCCCTCGGCATCGCCGACGCGAAGGCCGAGGAGCTCCAGGAGATCGCCGAGCAGCTCTGGGACGAATGGGCGCCCGCCGCCGACCTCGAGCAGATGGCCAGCATCTACGAACTCCAGGCCCTCGCCGACTGGAGCGAGGACGAATCGGGCGACGTGCTCATGCTCCGCCACATCCGCCCCGGCGTGGCCACCCGCGTGAAGACCCGCTGGCAGTGCATCGAGGGCGACCGCCTGGCCACGCCGTCAGGCACTCAGGAAACCGCCGCGCTCCGCGGCGGGATCCGCGTCGACGCCGACGGCGTGCCGGTCGCCTACTTCGTCAAACGGACTCACCCAGGCGACATCAAGTTCGGCGCGACGAATCCCAAGGACTTCGTCGAGGTCCCCGCCCGCGACGAGAGCGGCCGCCTGAACGTCATCCACCTGTTCTCCCGCCGCACCCGCCCAGGCCAGCGGCGCGGCCTCCCCCTCCTCTCCCACTGCATGCAGGACCTCAAGGACCTGGGAGAGTACATCGAGGCCGAACTCGTCGGCGCCCGCGTCCAGGCCTGCCAAGCCCTTATCGTCAAAGGCAAGGGCCGCGCCGCGCGCATCAAGGGCGCCACGAGCGAGCGCGACTCCTCCACGGGCAGCCGCATCGAAACCATCGAGCCGGGCCACATCCATTACATGGGCAACGACGATGACCTGGTCCCCTTCACGCCCAACCGCCCCTCCGGCAACATCACGCCCTTCGTCGAGATGCTGCTCAAGCGCATCGGCGCCAGCATCGGCATCCCCTACGAGGTCATGGTCCTCGACTTCTGGCGCCGTTCATGGTCCTCGGCCCGCGCCGCCCTCCTAGCCTCCCGCATGGGCTGCTATCTCCCCCGCCGCGCCTGGCTCGTCAAAAACTTCTGCCAGGTCGCCTGGGAGGCGATGCTCGAGGAAGCCTTCCTGGCCGGCGACTGGCCCGTGCCGCTCGGCAAGACAAGCGACTTCTACCGCTTCAAGTCGGCCATCTGCCGCGCCACGTGGGTCGGCCCGGCGTTCGGTTGGGTGGACCCCGAGAAGGAGCTGAAGGCTGTCGAGCTGGGCATGAAGCTCGGCCTGGACACCTGGCAGATGGCCGCCGCAGAGCAGGGCTACCATTACCTCGACCTCGCCGCCCAGGTGAAGATCGAGACGCGCCTCCGCAAGGCCGTCGGCCTCCCACAGCCCGGCGTCCAGCCCGGCATGCCCGAGGCCAAAGACGCGAAGGACGACAAGAAGCCCCACCCCACCGCCGACAAGCCCGACAAGGGCGACACGGAGGCAGACCCCAATGCCGATGAAGAGTGACCGCATCAGCATCCCCGTCCAGGACGCCTATCTGGCCGCCGAGAGCGTAAGCAAGCTCGCCGCCGTGGACGCAGGCGGCAGACCCGGCTTCACCATGTCCCTCTACACCGGTGCTGTCATGCAGGGCACCGACGGTCCATTCGTTATTGACCTTGCGGGCTTGGACATCCCCCGCCAGGACATGTGCGCCCTCCGCCAGCACGACCCTTTGCGCATCTGCGGCTACTCCCAACGGGTCACCAAGACTGATAAGAGCGTCTCCGCCGACGGCGTCCTCTCCCAGGCGACGCCCGACGGCAGGGAGATCGACGCCCTTCTCGCCGAGGGCACCCCGCTCCAAGCCTCGATGTTCGTCCCCCCAATCCTCATCGAGCGCATCCCCGCCGGCGCGATGGCCAGCGTCAACGGCGGCACGTTCCAAGGGCCCGGCCAGGTCTGGCGCAAGACCACCCTCCGCGACATCAGCTTCGTGTCGGCAGGCCGAGACGGCGGCACCGCCGCCTTCCGCCTCGCCGCCGACGATCCCCGTGCGAACACCCGCCTCGACGTGGAGGCGGTCCACACCCCCCCCCGAAAGGAGGCAGGTAGCATGGCAGACGAGAAGAAGGAGCTCCAGCCGTTCACGGCCGGGGAGCTGAAGGCGGCCTATCCCGAGCAGGTGGCCGCCCTGTGCGCGGAGGCGGTGCAAACCGCCGTCGCCGAGGAACGCGGCCGCTGCGCCGCCATCCTCAAGGCGCAAGTCGCGCCGAGCGAGCAGCAGGCCAAGCTCGCCCTCGACGCCGTCGAGAAGGGCACGGCGGTCCAGGCCGCCCAGCTCTCGATGACCGGCGCCGAGCTGGCCCGGCTCCGCTCCGGCGGCGCCCCGGCCATCGGCCCCAGCGCCGAGACCCCCTCGACGGCCGCCGACAGCGATAACGAGGCGGGCTGGAAGTCCGCCTGGGCGAAGGGCGCCGAGCTGCGCGCCGAGTTCGGCAACGACGAGGCCGCCTATCTCGCTTACCGCAAGGCGAAGAAGGAGGGGCACTTCACCGTGAAGTGAGCCGCCCGTGCGGCTCCCCAGCGCGAGGGCAGAGCAACGCGGAGACGCGCGAACCTTCACACGAGGAGACAGAGAATGTTGATCGGGATTCTGACCTTGCTCGGGCTGATCGCCCTTGTGGGTACGGTCCTCGCGGCCGACACACCCTACGTCCCGGACGTCGGTGAGATCGGGTGGAACGAATACCCGGTGTACACCGGCTCGACCATCTATGAGGGCTCGATGGTCGGCGTCATCGTCGCGTCGGGCTATGCCCGAGCCTACGTGTCTGGCGACATCTTCGTCGGCCACTGCCGCGAGAAGGTCATCAACGCGGGCGCGTCGGGCTCCGTGAATGTGTCTGTGCTGCGCGGCTCCTACAGGCTCCGGGTTACGCTGGCCAGCGTAGCCATCACGGACGTGGGCAAGCACGTCTACGCCAGCGACGACGCGACGTACACTCTCACCCAGGGCACGGGCAACGGCGTGGGCGTGGTTCACCGCTACGTTACGACCAACACCTGCGTGGTGGAGTTCGTCGCCAACCGGGGCATTGCGGTCGCCACCCACAGCATCCAGGTCGTGAACGGCGCGCTCACCGTCGGGGATGCCTACTCCGGCCTGCGCGTAATTGTGACGGCGCCGGCAGCGCACAACGAGTACGGGATGTCCGCCTACTTCGAGACCACGATCACCGGGACTACGGCTGGCCACTGCTACGGCGTGGGCTCCTGGATCAACACGGCCTCGACCCCCGTGCTCTCCGCCGGCCACATCATCGTGCCCTTCGAGGGCGGCGTGTACACCGGCGAGGCGCAGGCGGCCGGCCGCATCGTCTTCGGAGGCCAGCACCAGGCCATTCTGGCCGGCGCCCCCGCCAGCCTCCATGCCTGGCGGCTGAACACGAACCGGACCATCACCGCCCTGATCGCGGCGGCCAACCCCGGCAGCATTGGCTTCACCGCCGGCACCGGCACATCCGGCGTCCAGGCCGGCTACATCCCCATCGCCGACATCGTGGGCGTCGGTGTCGTCTACATCCGCGTCTACACGTCGGCCACCTGATCGGACGCCACAATGGACACGATCTCTCGCGGTGAGCACACCAGAATCAGCGGCATCGAGACCATCGAAATCTCCGCTGGGAAGAAGTTGAAGATCGAGACGAGCCCCAATGGCGTCGAGGTCTTCAAACAGACCGTCCCAGATGGCAAGAAGTGGACGGCCATCCTCATCGTGGACATCGTGGAAGAAGATGCCTGATGGACCTGGGGGCCGGCCACGAGGCCGGCCCCCTGTGGGAAACGCACGTAACCGCTTGAGCAAAGGAGCGTGAGTGTGAAGCTTTCCGGAGCGCAAATCGTGGAGATGAGCAGGCCGGCCCCTGGGAGTCAGATGCCGCCCTTGCGGCAATTGGTCCTGTCCGACCTGCCGGCCGTCCTGAGTCTGCGCGTGGCGCGGCTCGCCCGTGCCATTGACGCGGAGTTCGTGCCCCTCGACCAGGTGTGGAATCGCCTGGCGCAAAAGCACGGCGCGGAAAAGGCGCCCCACGTCTGGGAGGTCCCGCCCGACCGCGTGCCTGCCTTCATGGCCGAATGGCAGGAGGTCATCAAGCAGGAGTTTGACATCGCGGGCGATCCCGTGCGCATCACCGAGAGCGACATGGCCGGCATCAGGCTCTCTCCTATGGCCATCATGTTGCTCGAACCCGTGATCATCTTCGGCGATTCGGAGAAG